TAGCTGACCCGCTGGGAAGGCTGAGAATAGGTTAGAGCGACCCCTAGAGATGCTGAAGTTTCTTACCCTGTCAGTAACATCAATAAAAGTCAATCCGCCCAATGGGTAGGAAGTATTATCTAGCTGACCCTTTGTAGCATCGTCAAGAACAAAGAAGTTTCCTGCTCCAGAGAAGCTAGTGTCGAAACCTACTTCAACCTTCTCGATTGGCATTGCCATTAGATAGCCACCGATACATTGAAGTTTCCGTTTATAGCTCCAAACTTAGTCAGAGCCTCGACTGTCGCCTCACCTGCTCTGGCACCGCTTACTCTGCTGTCTGCTGTGACATTCACATAATAGTTATTGACTGTGGTTCCTCCAGCAGCTGTGGCAGCAGCAGCAAGCTCTGCCGTGCTCATACCTGACCGAATACCCGATAGGTCAATGGCTCTACCTGCTTCAATATCTGCTTCAAGGCTTCTGTAGATGTTTCTCTTGACTTCAGCACCAGCTCGTTTTGTAGCGTCTCCTACGCTAGTTATGTAGGCACTTGCTTGAGCAATTAGTTCACGGATTCTCGTCAGAGCAGCTTGATCAATCTTTGGCGGCTCCTTGAGGGCCTCTGGGACTGGAATAGCAGCAATCTCGCTAGCAGCAGTTGCCCTAGCAGCATCGGCAGCAGCCTTGGCAGCAATGTCTACCTGAACGCTCAGAGATGCTTGGAAGGCGGCGTTGAAGGCTTGAGCCATGACACGAGCTTGATTCTCCAGCTCAGCTTGCTTTGACCGAATACCCTCGAGTAGCCCGTTAGCCATGTCAATGCCAGTGCCGTAGAGCGAAGAAGCAACTTCCTCACCTAGAGAACCACCTACAGCATCAATCTCTTCAAACAAATCATTGAGCTCATTGATTGTGTCCTTGCCACCCTCTACTAGAGCCTGGGCAGTTTCTCCACCAGCCTCAATACCAGCCTCGACCAACTGGTTGAATAGCATGCCGTTCAATCCCATATCACGGAGCTTGCGTAGATTCTCGGCAAAGGTGCGGGCCTTCTCAGCCATAGCCCTAAAGCCCTCTAGGATGCCTTGTGTCTTGTTTTGGATGCCACCTATGGTCTCTTCATAGGTAGAAGAGATTGTGACCTCAAACTCTCGCATAGAGCCTCCCAGACGCATCAGAGCACGGCTTACGGAGGTTACGGTGCGGGTCTCAGTCTCTTCTTTTAGCTGACCGAATAGTGAGGTTAGATCAAGGACAGCAGTAAAGGCTCGCTTGTAGTTATCAATCAAGCCCTTGGCTAGGTCGAATCGCTCGGCTAGTTCGTCACGCTGACGACCAATCTTTTGAAGCTCAGCAAGCTCAGCTCGTGCATAAGCACGGAGGTTGTCATAGCCCTCTTGTAGAAGGTCTTTATTCTGGAATGCAGACTTGAGTGCGTTTTCGATGGAATCAAGCTGAGAAACAAATTGCTCCTCAAACCTGCCCATAGCACGCTCAATGGTTGGTAAAACATCAAAGCCAGCCAAAAGATCAGCAAAGCCCATCCTGGCTTCTTTAGCCTTTTCAGCAATCGCCTTTAGTTCTTCCTCAAGGCGTGTATCGATTGCGGTAACTTCTTCGTTATATTGTTCTATTTCATCGGCGGCTTTTTTAGCTTCTGCTGCTAGTTCTTTAGCTCCAGCTGCTGTCCTGTAAAACTGATTTTGTAGGTCTGCAAGAACAATCTTGCCTGACTTGATTTGCTGCCAAACCTTCATCCAGCCTTCACCAGCAAGGATGGAGCTAATCAAGCCCTCAGAAGCACCACGAAGCCTTAGCTGCTCAGTAGCGGTCTGCTTTTGAATTTCATCTTGTAGATTCTTTTGGAAGTCGGCAACATAGTCTTTGATTGCCTTCTTGGTCTTTGTATCGGCATCTGAATCCGTGCCAGTGATTATCTGCTTAGGGTCAGGAACAAGACCTTCTTTGATAGCCCACTCACCACGGGCCATCCATGAATTAGCCCAAGCTCGGTTGCCTCGCTCAAGAGCATCCTTCTGATTAGCAATCTCTTGATTGAGCTGAACAACTGCAAGTCTTTGAGCATTTACAGCATCCTTGATGGCAATTTGAGACTTTATCTGGCCTGTCCAGTCAGTATTGAGTAGTCTGCTCCAGTCTCCAGTAAAGAAGGCATAAGCCATGTCTCCCAAGACCTTGAGGCCAATGACCGTGTTTTCAACCAAGTAAATAACGCTTTGAATAGCATCTGCCACAAACCGAACAGCCTCGGTAATACCAGCAAATACAGCTTCAATAGTTAACTGCTCGCCAGTGATTGTCTGGAAGAGCGACTGTATCTGGATAAATAGTGCCGAGACGGATTCGCCAACCCTAGTTGTGGGGTCAAGCATGGCTCCAATTAGCTTGACTACCTGACCGAATGTTTCAATAACAGCCATACCCAGCTTGGCAAGAGCTGGCATCAGCGTTGTGTTTAGGCTCTGGATGATTGGAACTAGGTCATTGAAAATCTCTTTGATTTCAGGCTCATAGCCTTCAAGTGATTCCCGCAAAGATTGTGTGAGCTGTCCTAGGGCAGGTAGCAGATTGAATGCAACCGTGTCACGCATGTTATTGAAGGTGGCAGCCAGCTTGAGTTGTTCTACAGCAAGGGTTCCAGTGCCACGCTCAAATGCACCCTGGGCATCGGCAGATCGCTGGAATAGAAGCTCTACACGGATTTGCTGTTCTGCAAATCTTCTAGCTGCACCAGTCAGATGATCTAGTTTTCTTGCTGCTAGTTCCGAGTTGATTTCGGATTGCTTCAGAGCAACACCGAACTTCTCAATCGGGTCATACTCTCCACGGAAGAGAGCAGTCATACCCAACAAAGCTTCTTGAACATCGTATCCATAGGTCAGCGATAGGTCAGTTCCCAACCTAACCAGACGCTCAGTTAGGTCGGCAGTTTCTTCAATCGAAAAGCCAGATTGCTTTAGAACCGAACCAATAAATGTTGAAGCCTTAGCTGCTTCGTTTTGAGATAGACCAACATCTATGGCAACTTTAGAAAAGTTACGCATCTGAGGAGTGACTTCCTCAAATACAGACTTGAGACCGAGCAGGTTACGCTCAAGGTCTCTAGCTCCAGAGATGGCATCAACCGCAAAGTCGGCACCCCTCATTCCGACCTGGAATGCGGTAAATGCTAGACCGGCTAAACCTGCTGCCTTACCAAGGTTATTGATGCCCTGACCGAGTTGATTGAACTGCTGAGTAGCACGAGCAAAGCCTTGGACAATCGTGGTTAGATTGACATTTATCTTTCCTGCCATTTAGCTCTTCCTTAGCAACTCGAGTTCAATCTTCTGATTGATTTCAAAAATCTTTTGTCTAATTTTACGAGTAACTGCTGGCATTGCCTTTTCTGCTGCTGGGTAGACAATGCGGGAAGCAGTCATTTGTAGTTTGCTCTTAGCATTTGCAGTTCCTTTTGCAAAGGCCATTGGCACTACACGGTGCTGACGCTTGCCTGGGACTTTTTGACCGTTGATTGTATACATGTAGTCATAGATAGGGGTTAGGCCCTTACGGCCCTTGGCGTATCTTGCACGACCACCCATGTCAAATAGAACTGTGGCTGGAGATCCGATTTGCAACCGAAGAATGGGGATTCTTTCCATCTCACGGTATTTCTTTTTACGGGTATTTGGCAACTGAATTAGAACCGACTTAGAGGGCTTTGCTCCCTTGCCATGCGTGCTACCCCAAGCCAAGCGACCAAAGTGCACCTGACGCATACCTGACATAGGCGGGTTGGCTTTGTTTGGAATAGCCCTTTTGACAGCTCCCTGAGCGTCTTTACCTATCTCTCGGAAGTCTCTTCTAAGGGTCTTGATGTAAGTCTGGTCAAGGTCTTTGATAACCGCCATGACTTCATTCCAGTTAGTAATCTCAATTCGCAGAGTGTTGGCTGAACCGAATCCCCCAGACTTCATGCCTAGTTCTGTTGCTATTTTGGGAAAAGCCAAGATTACCGCCAATCAATCCTTACAAGTTTACCGCTAAAAGAAAAACCGCCCCGAAGGGCGGCTTCCCTATTTAGGCATGTTTCTTGCTACAAGCCATCTATGCATAGTCCATAGCATGCGTTCTGATTCTTGCATCAAAACGCTAGGTGCTATGCCAGTTTCTACGGCAAGACCAGCGATAAACCAGTGAGCTGAGGAATCCCCCAGCCCCCTTATTTTGGGTCGCTGTCAGAATCTCCAACCGAAGCAACTGTTTCCAGCCACTTGTCGAAGTCGTCTTTTGTCGAGCCGGTTCGCTTCTCGGAATGCCAAGCCAAGAAGAGCAAGTGGCTCAACTTGGTCTCGGCTCCGATAGCTGAAATTGATACTTCATACTTATCTTCAAAAGCAACTAGATCTGCTGCGTTGCAAACAACGAGCTTCTTAGTCCCATTCTCGTAAGTAACTTGTAGGTTGATTTTCAATTTTGCTCCTTATGCAGTTGCGTAGCTAACTTCTCCGGTGGTCGGGAAGGTAACTGAGAATGTGCTTAGGTCTCCAACTGCACCGCTAACTGGGGTGAAGCTGTTGATTAGCACGGTTGCTGTATATGCAGGGGTGTTCTGCGATGCAGCAGTTCCGTTAGCAGCGATTAGAACTACTGTTCCGATTGTTCCAACTAAAGGCTGGAAAATACGGGATACAGCACCTGTTCCAAAGTCGCTGTGGAAGTCAAGTGAAACCTGACCTGATTTTAGGCCCCCAATAACTTCAGTCCAGCCATTTGAACCGAAATCTGTTGTGGTCACCTCGGCGGCGTTGATCACCAGCTCTGCTCTCGCACACGAGCTGGAGAAATCGTTACCGTTCAAGGTCACCTTGGTGCCTGTAGCAATGAACTTTGCCAATTTATCTCCTTTTATGCATAGACGGTGACTGTGAATTCAGCCGCCAAGTAGGTTTGGTCGTTTATGGTTATAGACCCCACCGAACCTGAGCTCACAACCCGAAGGTCTTGAACCAAACCCGATAGTGTCCTGTCTGATTCTACCGCAACCTTGACAGACTGCTCGCCTGAAGGAAACATGTAAGAATCAAGCTTTCTTTGCATCGTGCGTTCTGCTGCACGACCAACTATTACCGTGATGGTGAATGTATAAAGGTTTAGACCGCTTTGATAAGCCTGATCGTATTCAACTGATTCCAAGCCAACTAAAGCCACTGGAGGGCTTGGATTATCAATTAGCTCAGACGCTGTTCTCAGCCCAGGGATGGTAGCTAGGTTAGTTGCTAAGCCGTCTCTGATGTCACTGATGCTCACTAAGCCATCCTCATTTTCTTGAATGGCATAATCAAGGCTTCGATGTCTGGGTCAATACGGCTTACACGGATAACGCCCAGTTCGCCCACGCCAGCAACACCAAGTGGTGAATCCATACGCTTGTAAAGTCTCATGGACAAAAGAATCGTTGCCATCTTGATTGCTCGTGGCACTGAGCTCCAACCAAATGTTCCAACTACCTGCACGGTTGCTTCTTCCATTGCAAGAGGGAACCAATAGTCGTCAATAGCTCTGATTTGTGTAGCAGGAGAGGGAATGCCCCCAGCAAGACTGTTCAGTGGCTCTAGTTGGTAGTCCTTAGCTGCCCAAGTCACATCAAATACTCCATCAGCAGCGGTGGAGGTTTTTAGACTGGTAAGACTGACCAAATCATCAATTTCGCACACGAAACTGTCTCTGGGGGCAAAGATTCTGGTCGCACCAACGGTTTGATAGAACTGCCTTTCGCAGATGTCATCAATTTGGCGAGAAGCCGTTTCGATGCTTAGCTCCAGAATCGTGTCGTCAACCGAATCAGTGATTCTGAGAGCGTCTTTGACTTCTTGCAGAGTGCAGTATGCGTTGGTGAGTGCCATGCTTTTAGTTTACCCTGATTCTCCGCTTGACATCTGTAGAACTAACCCCAGCCGTGTAAGGAATGTAAAGCAAAGAAATACCGTTATCATCAAGCCAGTCTTGGTCAAATTGCATCTGTCCGTAATAGTCTTTGCGAGCCCAGTCTGATCCAATCGCAATAATATCGGGCATGATTTGTAGGATTGAAGGTTTTGAATCAGCTCCAGCACTATTGGGAATAACCCTATCTACATACCTACAAGATGCTAAAACTTCTAGCCTCTCTTGGTAGGTCATTACTGGAGGCTTGCCTTTATAGTCAGCTATAAATTCATCTGTATTTAGCGAAACAACTACACTGCCCAGCTTTGAGCAGGTTTGAAGAAATCTGGCATGTCCAGCGTGAAAAAGGTCAAATGTTCCACCTGCATAAATCCTTAGTCCCATCTGTTTGCTCTCCTTGTCTCTAGGCTCCATCCGTGAACCGAATAATCGTTATCTCTAATCTTTTCGTGATAACGCTTTTCATTGGCGGCCCATGTTCTTTGATTTTGCTGTAAAAAGTCTTGTCTTGTTCTCATGGGGTCGTGATGGATGCGGGCTGAAAGTTGTTTTACCTCTATCCCAGCATTTCTAATTCTGCGTTCGTAATCATTGTCGTCAAAGTAGACAGGATAAAAAGCCTCGTCATAAAGACCGGCTCGCCTTATACATCCTTCACCAAAGATAGGTGCTGCCCACGGTGTTTGATCAACATGTGCAAAGTTCAGGGCTTCGGTATCTACTTCTCGTTCTATTGTTTCTAGGGCATCAGGATTGAACCAAGCATCATCATTGACTAAAACCCAGTATGGAGCGTAGGGAGTTGACTTTATGACCAAATTCCAAGCACCGACTAAACCTAGACCATAAGGCACTTCAATATGCCAGAGATTCTGCACGGTTTCTGGTTGCTCTGGTCGCCAAGTTTGTTTACCTGAATTGTTTA